ATTAATCCTCGCGATTACAGTATTGGCGCTGATAAGGGCGGTCAGATTAATATGTTTGATGACTTCGATATCGATTACAACCAGTATAAATACCTGATTGAAACTCGTGTATCTGGAGCCTTGACTAAACCCAAAGCTGCTCTGTGTATCGAACGTAAACAAGCCGTCTAACTAAGGATTTGACAAATGGCAAAGTTCTATGGGTCTATAGGTTTCGCTGTCACTCAAGAAACCATGCCTGGAATCCACAAAGAGGTTCTAATAAACATGCCCTACACTGGGGATGTATTGCGAGAATCTAATAAGTGGACCAGTGGTGAATCAGTCAGCGGAACCTTACGACTATCATCTCGTATTAGCGTCATTGCTGACCCGTATGCTGTGTCGAATATATCTGCCATACGATATGTTTCCTGGATGAATATCAGGTGGGCGATTACGAATGTTGTTATACAACACCCACGAATGATACTTACTTTAGGTGAGGTGTATAGTGGCTAGTAGACTAGAATTTCAAGCATTATTACAGACCCTATTGGGCACCGGTAATGTTTATTTTCAACCACCCCCTACATTCGAGATGGTATATCCGTGCATCGCATATTCGCTCAGCGATATTGATGCTAAACATGCGGATAACGATCCGTATATCTTAACAACTGAATACAGTGTGATTTACATATCTAAGGATCCGGACGACAGCGTCATGTACGCTTTGGCTAAGGTACGATCGGCAAAGTTCGGTAGAACCTACGTTAGTGACGGTTTAAATCACACTGTATTTACAATAACTTTTTAGGAGGTTAAACAATGGATGATTTGACCACTAATCAAATCGAAGATCTAAACAATCTTAATATCTTAACTCAAGATATGGCATTTGGTGATAAGGTTCAAGAAATTATCACAGCAGTCAAAGGCCATGCCGATACTGGTACTCCAGTTAATGCAGTAAATGCCGCAATGGTTTTAGATGTAACTGGTGTCGTTATTCACGGGGAATCCGTATCGATGGATAACCCTACTATTGCCCTTGAAGATGTTTACGAATTTGCAGCTGATGCCGCGCAGTCTGTATCAGATCCAGCTTATATTCCAGTAGACATTACTGCCCACGTTACCGGATCTTTAGGTACCTTGACGGTGGATGTTCAGCCGTTAAGTGGTGATACGTTTACTATTGGAGCAAAAGAATTCACACTTGTTCCTCTCGGTACAGTTAATGCTGACGGTGAAGTTTCCGTTGGCGCAGATCTTGCCGCAGCTCAAGTAAATATAGTTGCTGCTATAAATGGTACTGACGGATGGAATACCGCTCATACCTTAGTTTCCGCAGCGGCTTTTGGCGGCGATGATAGCGTTATTACTGCACTTATCGGTGGAGTTGCTGGCGATGCTATTGATACTACCACAGTCTTTGACGAGGTTACCAACAAGTTTGCTGCTGGAACTCTTGGTTCTGGCGCAGATTGTATCGCAGCCAATGCTATTACTGAACTTGCTGCAGCTTTCGTTGCCTCTGATACTCAATCAGTTACTGCCGCCGATGGCGCTGGAGATACGGTTGATGTCACTTCCGAAGTAGCTGGTGTTATCGGAAACGATATCATCATTGCTGAGGATATGGCTAATGGCGCCTTTACAGCTGCCGCAGTTCTTCTTGCTGGTGGGATTGACGGTACCGTCGGATTACTCGACGATGCCCTGATAGATTCGAGCTATCTGTACCGATGTGTAGCAGATAATCTTATTTCGGGAGCTAATTGGCGCCGAATTTCTTTAGGTTCTGCGTACTAATTAGTAACAGACGACCAGACAAAAAATTAATTAAACGAATAAGGAGAATAAAAAAATGGCAATTTTATTAACATGGGATGAAGCAGGTGAACGGTTATACCAAACCGGTGTAGATCGTGCTGTTTTATTCGTTCAAGATGCAAGTGGTGATTATCCTCTAGGCGTTGCCTGGAATGGTATCATCAACATATCCGAAAGTCCGAGTGGTGGTGAAGCATCTCCACTTTATGCGGACAATATCAAATATCTAAACCTCATTTCCGCCGAGGAATTTGGGTTGAGCATTGAAGCATATATGTTCCCCGATGCGTTTGAGATTTGTGATGGTAATGAAGAACCAGTTGCCGGCTTAAAGGTCAGTGCACAGAGTCGAGCAACTTTCGGTTTGTCCTGGAGAACCGTATTAGGTAACGATATACTTGGTCGTGAGTATGGATATAAGCTGCATCTGGCTTATGGTCTATTAGCTGCTCCAACCGAGAAATCCAACGCTACCATTAATGATTCACCAGAAGCAGTAACATTCAGCTGGGACGTTTCGTCAACGCCTCAGATTGTAACCGCCTTCTTACCGACCGCCAAGATTACTGTGGATTCTACCCTTGTTGGTGCACCACAATTAGTACTGTTAGAGACTGCGTTGTATGGCGAAGATCCAACACCTGTTGCGTATCTGCCAAGTATTGATGATGTTATCACTATGTTAACACCGTAAGTAGTAAGTAGTAAGTAGTAAGTAATACTATATAGGGGCTATGCTCGCTAAGGGTGTAGTCCCTATATTACATTCTTAAACTTGAAAGGAGTCCTACATGTTAAAAAAAACTATTACCTTTATCGATTATGATGGTAAAGAACAAACAGAAACTTTCTTCTTCAATCTCAACGAAGCCGAGTTAACCGAACTTGAATTATCAGAAACCGGTGGATTAGTTAATACGATTGAACGCATTGTGGAAGAAGAAGACGGTAAAGAGATTGTACGCCTCTTTAAGTCCTTAATACTTGCAGCTGTTGGTATTAAATCCAACGATGGCCGTCGGTTCATTAAAACTGACCAGATAAGAGAGGAGTTTGAGCAAACACCGGCATACTCTAATCTCTTTATGGAGTTAGCAACCGAAGCCGATCAGGCAACTTCCTTTGTTACTGGTATCTTACCAAAAGGGATGAAGCCTAAAATTCAAACTTAGAATACTAGAGGAGGCAAGAGAGTCGCATGTTGACACTTAAAACACAAGACACAGAAACCTTTGATAATGTTGAAGGTCAATTCGAAACTATCCCTGGTAGAACGATACGTCTTGAGCACTCTCTTGTCTCAGTTTCAAAATGGGAGCGTCGGTGGAAGAAGGCATTCTTGACCCTCGATGAAAAGACGGCAGAAGAACTATTAGACTACATACGAGTGATGACCATAACACAGAATGTTCCAGAACTATTTTATTCTACGTTAACGAAAGATAATATTAATACGGTCATCCAATATATAAACAACTCAATGACGGCAACAACCTTTTCGGATAGTACTAACCGACCAAGTCGAGAGATTATTACAGCCGAGATAATATACTATTGGGTCATTGCTTTTAACATACCGATCGAGTGTCAAAAGTGGCACCTCAATCGTTTATTAACCCTGATTAAGGTTTGCAGTATTAAAAACGATCCAAAAGCACATAACAAAATTGCTAAAGTAGGCTCTCGAGCAAGAAAGAAACAGTTAAACGCTGAGCGCCGAGCAAAACTTAACAGTACTGGGTAGGTTATCATGAAGATTATAATGACACAGAACAAAGGGTTAACCACAGCAACAAAAAAATTAACTCTCTTTCAACGATTGCGTATTTCAGCTATCTTACAAAAGCACGGTAGACTTGGCGTTTTAACTTTGTCTTCTGTGACACCGGTAGATACCGGAGAAACTGCACGTTCGTGGGCTTATGAAATAGCTGAAACGTCCACAGGGTATTCGATAAGTTGGACTAATTCGAATATTGTTGGTGGAGGAACACCACTAGTGATCTTATTACATTATGGTCACGGTACTCGAGGCGGAAGGTTTATTGAGGGTAATGATTTTATAAACCCCGCCATGCAATCGGTAGTCGACAATATATTAGAGTCGATAAAGAAGGAGGTAGCTAATGTCTAAAAGTATAGATGAACATGTTGTTGGTATGCGTTTCGAAAATAAAGCATTTGAATCCGGCGTTAGTAAAAGTCTAACTACAATTGAAAAACTCAAAAAAAGTCTAAACTTTAAGGGTATGTCAGATGGATTAACCGACGTTTCCAACAGCGCTAACAAAATGGATTTTTCTGGTGCGGTAAAGGGTGTAGAGACTTTAAAAAATAGATTTAGCATCATGGGTGCTGTTGCTTTTACAATCATCCAAGGTATAACTAGAAAACTTATGGCCCTTGCAAGCCAGATGGCGCGAACACTGATATTTGAACCAATTACATCTGGACTTTCGGAATATGAAACTCAGATTAATGCTATCCAGACAATTCTTGCCAATACGTCTAAAGACGGAACAGATCTAGCACAAGTATCGGATGCGTTGAGTTTATTAAATACCTATGCCGATCAAACAATATATAACTTTACCCAGATGACTAGAAACATCGGTACCTTTACCGCTGCTGGTATATCTTTGCAGACGTCTGTAGACGCTATTAAGGGTATTGCTAATCTAGCCGCGGTTTCTGGTTCAACATCCCAACAGGCTTCAACGGCAATGTATCAAATGTCACAAGCTCTTTCTACAGGGACAATGAAATTGCAGGATTGGAACTCAGTAGTAAATGCGGGTATGGGTGGGGCTATATTCAAAGATGCACTTATAGAGACAGCGAGACTACACGGAATCGCGATAGATCAAATGGTTGAGGACGAAGGTAGTTTTAGATCTACGTTAAGTAAGGGTTGGCTCTCTAGTGAAATCTTAACAGATACACTTAAAAAGTTTACTGGCGATTTAGATGAAGCCACATTAATGCAGCAAGGTTATACACAAACACAAGCTGCAGAGATTGTAAAACTTGGTATTATGGCTAATGATGCGGCAACGAAAGTAAAGACGCTTACGCAATTAGGCGATACACTTAAAGAGGCCGCTCAATCCGGTTGGACTAGAAGCTGGGAATTAATCATTGGCGACTTCGATCAAGCAAAAGAATTCTTAACAGGCGTTAGCGAGGTGTTAGGCGAGTTAATAGGTCAATCTGCTGATGCTAGGAACGAGATCCTTGAGGGTTGGGGCGAACTTGGTGGTCGAGCGTACATGATCGACAAACTATGGGCGGCTTTTTACAACCTTCAGGCAATCATGAAGCCTGTTAAAGATGCCTTTAGCGAGATTTTTCCACCGATGACTGCTCAAACACTTATAAACCTAACACTTGCTTTTGGCAGACTTGTTGATAACTTCAAAATAGGAGCAGTTGGTGCGGCGAACATAAAGAAAATTTTTAGTGGTTTATTCGCTTTGTTGGATATCGGTAAGATGGCTTTCGTAGCTATCGTTAAAGCTATATTGCCATTGGGTGAAAACCTCTCTGGTTTTGGTGATGGTCTTTTAGATGTTGCGCTTTCGGTTTCTACGTACTTTTTAAAGATTAGAGACGCTATTAAGACGTATGGATTTATAATCTTCTATGAATCTTTCTTATCTTTCCTCGATAGAATCAAAGAGAAGATAAGTGCTTTAACTGGAATTGACTTTGGTGAGTTAAAAAACCTCTTTTCTGACTTAAGTCTTGATATGGAGCCTCTGAAAAAGTCTTTATCTGAGTTGTCGCTTAACATGTCCCCGTTAACTTTCCTATGGGAAACTCTCCTTAAGGTTATGATGCTACTTGGAAGTATTGTTAAAGCGTTAATGCCTATAATGCTTAAGCTCGGTGAAGCTGCGGTGAATGGTTTAACCACCTTCTTTGATACTGTTACTGGAACACTTGGTGATTTTGATTCTGATACAGTATTCAAGGCAATTAATGGTGGTTTGTTTGCTGGCATACTGCTAGCCGTTCGGTCTTTCATAAAGAACGGATCAGATGCATTAGAAGGTGTAGCTGATATACTAGATGGTGTTGGCGGGTCACTACAGGCTTGGCAAAATAGTCTTAATGCTAAGGCGTTACTTAATATAGCTTTTGCTTTAGGCATTCTGGCGTTATCACTAGTTCTTATAGCGAGTATTGATCCTGTGAAACTTGCTGGAGCTCTTGGTGCGTTATCGATTCTTCTTTTAGAATTATTCGCATCTATTAGACTTCTTACTGCAGGTAGTAGCGGAGCCTCATTGGCTCTTGTTTCTATAGGCCTTATAGGTTTATCAATAGCTATATTAATCCTTGCAGCAGCGATGAAGGTTTTATCTACAATCGATCCAGAGGATATGGCCCAAGCCCTTGGTACAGTTACGTCGCTATTAATAGGACTAGTTGCAGCAACTAAAGTACTATCTAAATCCTCAGGCCAAATGATCACCGCTAGTGTGGGACTTCTTATCCTAGCTGGAGCATTGCTTTTGCTTTCGGTGGCTATATTCGCCTTAGGTTCGATGGACGTTAACACTTTAAATAACGGTCTTTTGAGTATCGGTGCGTTGTTAGCCGGATTAGCTTTGTACACACGGCTTTCCGGTGGGCCAAGTAAAATAATCTCTACGTCTATAGCCATAGGTATATTGGCAGGAGCATTACTGCTTCTATCGGTAGCTATATTTGCCTTGGGCTCGATAGATGTCAACACCTTGAATAACGGTCTTAAGACTATGGGTGCCGCCTTACTAATAATTCTCATTGCGATGAACTCATTACCTGAAAATATGATGGTTAAGTCGATTGGCCTAGTTGCGGTTGCTACAGCAATGTTAATCTTATCGGAAGCCTTAAAAACAATGGGTGGTATGAGTCTCGAAAAGATTGGTAATGCACTTATGCTTCTTGGGGGTTCACTACTAATACTGGCTGTTGGTTTACGTCTAATGAGTGGTACATTAATTGGCTCTGCAGCATTACTTGTTGCGTCTGGAGCTCTAATAGTGTTATCTGAGGCACTTAAAACGCTTGGTAGCATGTCGCTTAGCGAAATAGGTTTAGCTTTGTTAGCTTTAGTCGGAATACTGGTTATATTTGGTATTGCTGGTTTAGTTTTAGGACCAATAGTCCCAATTCTTATGTCGTTGGCTGTAGCTCTCCTTACATTTGGAGCTGCTATATTGTTGGCTGGTATCGGTGTTTATGCTCTAGCCGTTGGTTTAGGTTTACTGGCTACCACCGGTGGTCCAGCGATAGCTATAATAGTCTTGGCGTTAACTGCTCTATTCAAGTTAATTCCAGTTTTAGTGGAGCAGCTTGGAATCGCTCTAATAGAATTGATCAAAGCTATAGCTGCAGCTGCACCTGAACTAGTTAAAGCTGTAGTTGAAATACTCAAAGCCCTAATACTGGCTTTCGTTGAGATAGTTCCATTCTTGGTCGAAGCGGTTCTTGATCTAATCATTTCGCTATTGTCAGCTATAGCTGGAGCATTACCAGAAATCGTTCAAGCTGGATTTGATATTCTCCTGGCATTACTGCAAGGTATTGCTGATAATATAGGTGACGTCGTTACTACTGTTGCTGATATAGTTATGGCATTCGTAGATGCGCTGGCTCTAAAATTACCCGAGATTGTTGATTCTGGCTTTGGGTTTCTAATTGCTTTTATCGATGGTATGACAGCAGGTATCGAAGAGCATTTACCGAATCTACTCGAGTCGTTCTTTAATATGGGAATAGCACTCCTGGAAGGTCTTACTGATGGTTTACTCGAAAAAGTAGGTCAAGCACTGGTAGTCGTTAAAGAAATAGCACTAAAAATCTTATACGGGTTCCTAAAAGCTTGGGGTATTGAGTCCCCATCAACAGAGACGTATGGTATGGCAAAATATCTTATGCTTGGTATAGTCGGCGGTATTAAAACATATGGCGTCCAAGCGATCACCGCTGCTTCTAAAATGGGTGACGATCTAATGGATGCTTTATCCGTTGCCACAGGTACGATAAGCGATATCCTAGACTCTGATCTAGATACATCTCTAGTTATTACTCCGGTTTTAGATCTGACTGACTTCTCAGAAGGAACTAATGTTATGAGTAAAGCTATGGATAATCTCGACACTACTGTAGCCGCGTCGACTGCCGCTTCAATGGGTAGCCACGATACAGTCACTAGTGATATGGAAAATGCAACTGTTGAACCAGTTATAAGCTTTACACAGTATAACAACTCTCCGAAGGCTCTTTCGCGATTGGAGATATATCGACAAACCAGACTGCTTTTGGAAGCAGCTTAAGGAGAATAAATTCAATGATAGAGTCCATAACTATAACTAATTATAGGAATGAATCTATCACTTTGACGTTAAGGAGTCCTGAGGAATCAGGGCTCTACGTTAAAAGGATAGCTGGTCTAGACCCCCCTAAAGCAAGGATAAATATGGCTGAGAGTCTGGATTTCGATGGCGGGGTGTTCAACTCTTCTAGGGTCACTTATAGAAATGTAATAATGACCCTTGGTTTTCTTCCAACGGGTAGTCGAACCGTTGAAGATATTCGGCAAGAAACATACAAGTACTTTCCACTTAAACGCGAAGTAACTATCGTAGTTAAAACTGACAATCGAGAATTAGAGATTGTTGGGTATGTTGAATCTAATAACGTTAAGATATTCTCGAAGAATACTGAAACGTTGATTTCGATTGTATGCCCCGAGACTTATTTCAAAACTTTGGAATCCATACTCGTAGTATTCATTGGTGAGACAGATAACTTTTATTTTCCGTTTTCTAATGAAAGCTTGACTGAGCCACTTATGGAATTTGGAATACTCACAGTGGAGGAGCGACAGAATATAATCTATGATGGAGATACTGAAACTGGAGTTATAGTTACCATTAGGTTTAATGGTGATATAGAAGAACTTGCTATATCTAATACCGTGTTAAATCAATTCTTTATGATTGACGATACTCGTTTAGAGAGCATACTTCCTGCCGGATTTTCTGCTGGCGATACGCTAACACTAAACACGATTCGTGGAAGTAAAAGTATGACTGTTGATCGTGAGGGTGAGGGGGCTGAATATAACATTCTTGATGCGCGGGTCGTTGGTTCTGACTGGTTGACGGTAGCAAAGGGCGATAATGATTTCTTCTTTAGTGCTAGTTTAGGTCAGAATCTAATGGAATTTGAAATTGAATATCATCCTCTGTATCAGGGAGTGTAATCATGGAGATATCACTACATGAAACAGATCGAACGCTGATAGGTCTTATTGAGGGTGTAGATTCCATAATATGGAATGAACGCTTTGATAAGCCGGGTGATTTCGAAATATATACAAACGTATCCTTGGAATTCCTAGAAATTTTTCAAATCGGCCGCTACTTAAGTAATAACATCGTTGGTAGTAATTCGTGGATGATAATCGAAGGTCGTGAAATCGTAACTGATATTATAGACGGTCATAAGCTAATTATTACTGGTAGATCTCTAGAATCATTATTAGATCGACGGCTAATAATACCACAGTTGTTAATTGACTCATCGTTGGCCGTGGCTATTAGCGATCTAATTAACGATAACGTTATCTCCGCAACAGATAGTCTTCGTGATATTCCCGAATTTAGGTATATCGAAGTCTCTGGTGGCATATTTGATACCGCTGTGGAAACACAGTTTGATGATCAGGATATACTACTAGATGCAGTTACAAGCTTATGTAGTCAGCATGATATCGGGTTTAGTATCCAATATAACACTACATTGGATAAGTTTGATATCACTTTAAATTCTGGTGAGGATAGATCCTATGCACAGTCAACTAATGGATTTGTTATATTTTCTCCTGAATTCGACAACTTATCTAGTAGTCGATATAAAGAGAGTTTAAAAGCATTCAAAACGTTTTGTTTAACCAAAGGTGACTCCTCTGATGGTCCAGCAACAAAAGTTGAATCGTTTTTAGGTAGTCCGGCTATTAGCGGGTTAAGTAGACGCGAAGTGTTTTTAAATCAAACAAGCCTTTCCGAGTACGTCGGTGATACTGAGGTCAAGATACCAACGGCTGATTACGAAGCTCAACTAGAACAAAAGGGAGATTTATTCCTTAAGGATCTCAATGTAACATCTAGTTTTGATGGAGAGGTTGAAGCCACGAAGATGTTTACGTACGGAGTAGACTTTAACATTGGTGATATTGTACAATTCGCTGATGAATATGGTAATAGTGGTACCGCCAAGGTGGTAGAATTCATTATTAACAGTAGTCTTTCTGGCTTTAGTACTCATCCAATATTTCATATGTTGGACTAATTAGGAGATAAAAATGACAGTAACGTCTGGATTTTTTGATTCGCTCGATAGCGATAGGTTATATTCTGCAGCCCAAATGGGTAGCATATTTAATGGGCTCATTACTAATGGAATTTATAGCGAATATCTGAATGCGTTCGCCCCAGTAGCTAATGACACAATGTTTGTTACTATTGGTTCTGGTAGAGCATGGTTTGATGAAACTTGGACCTATAATGATGCTGACGTACAGATAGAAATTGCTGCAGCAGAACCGGTTTTGCATCGCTTCGATATTATCGTATTAGAAGTTAATACATCTGTAAGCACAAGAGAAAACACTTTGAAAGTTATTGAAGGAACACCGTCAAGTGAGCCTGAAGAACCGGATCTCGTGGAGACTTCCGAAATTATGCAATACGCTATTGTTGCTGTTTTAGTTTCAGCTGGCGTGACAGAAATTACGGAGAGTGATCTTACAGATAAAAGAGGAACTATATGGACGCCATATGTTAAGCATCTGTGGCTTCCCGATGCAGCGGATGACGTTAAAGGGATAGTTGAATTAGCGACAACTGCAGAAGTAGATACTGGTACGGACGCAGAAAGAGCAATCACTCCAGATGCTTTGGATGGCTCTGCTAGAAGTATCAAGTTAGATAAAGTTGAACTAAAAAAAGTCGTTGCGATCGCACCATTCGGTAGTGAATCTAATGTTACTCTTGGGGATGGGCTAATCGGAATACCTATTCCAGCGGTTTTTAATGGGTATAATATTGTAAATATTACCGCCCATGTACACACAAAGGGTATTACAGGAACAACCGATATCCAAATTAGAAGGCGTAGGGCAGGCACAGATGTTGACGTCTTAACCACTCCGATTACTATTGGTGATGAGTGGTATGCTTCTGATGAAACGATAGATACAGCAAACGATGATGTTGCTACTGGTGATATGTTATATGTTGATGTGGATGATATACATTCTGGAACAGCACCACTGGGTTTAACCGTTGCTGTAACACTTGAGAAACCATAAGGAGGTAACAGTAACATGCCAAGTATATTAGGAAGTGTAGTGAATGGAGGAGGATCTCTAAACACAACAAGTATATTAGAGGTGGATCACACATTACTTGCCGGTAACAATCGTCAAATACTTGTGTACGCATGGTTGTGGTATTCTGATCATAATAATCCAAGAGCTATAGACTATGCCCGTTATGATGAGGGTGTGACTGATATACCTATGCTCGGGGTTGTATCTGTATCACATCCAAGAATATCTTATGGGGCATTGTACACTAAAATATGGAGAATTGATGAGGACGATATACCTGCAACACCAGGGGTGTATAAGGTACGAATACATACTACCGCTCCTCAAGATTATAGAACCATGTTTATGACCGCTTTTACATTGCAAGATGCAATACAGGGTCCAGCAGAGAAAACAGGAAACGATACCGGCAATAATGAATCAACTGTATCTACTCTACTCGATCCAGTATCTATAGGTGCTTTTCTGGCAACCGCAGCATCTTCCGATGAAGCCCAAGATCTTACTCCTGGATCTGGGCAAACTCCTATACATACTCGTAACGGTAGTACTTTCTCTATCGGAGGGTCTTGGGAGATAGCCGAATCTATATCCGAAAATCAGAGCTATAGCATTCCTGGTACAGAAGACCTGTCGTTAGTGTCTGCGAGTTTTAAAGATACTTTACTAGGTAATATTCCAATAATGTTTTTTGCATAAGGAGAATGTATGACAAACCAACAAAGTAACGATCCAAATCTACAATTCGTCGATATATCTAAGTGGCAACTTCCTTATAAAGACGACGGTATCGAAGAGGGTGTCCGGGTTGACGGTGTGGTAATCAAATCGGCCGATGGACTTAGAGATTACACAGAGAAAGGTACCTTTGAATATGGAAAATATTGGAACGCACAATGGGTATCAATCTCCAAATTCGATCGTAAGTGGATGTACCATTGGTATCAGACGGAACGAAATGATGTAGATCAGGCAAAACTGGCTGTTAGTATTGCTAATCGGTTTCGTGATCAGATTGATGTGTGGGTAGTTGATTTTGAATACTACCTGAATATAATCAATTCTATCTCCATTCGACAATTGGCAAACTATGTTGACTGGTTCCAATTAAACAGTGATGTTAAACTACTCCTGTATGTGAACTATACGGCTTACAACGCGATGGTTTTTGAGCTGGGCCAAGAGTGGGCTGACGATCAAGAATGGTGGTTCGCTGGTGGAAAGCATTATAATTCCAATCTCGGATTTTTCCCGATGGAGGAATATTTCGAAAATCTTTTCAATTATCCCGGTCGAGTAGCAGTACAATGGAGTGCTGATGGAAATCAACTAGCAGACGAACACGATTTTGGTAATTCGGAACTTGCTAGTATTGATATGAACTATCTATATTTCACTCCGGAAGAGTACGATGGCTGGTTAGGTCGAACTCATATTCCTAATGATACACCAATAGTAGTTGACCCTCCAGTTGTGGAGGAAGGAGAAGAACCAATGGTAATCGAAGTAGATAGTGGTACGGGCGGAGAAGTGATAGTAGCTGATGACGACTTAATTAACCGTATTTTGAACGATCCAAGAACGGTTTTCAATGTTAATCTAAATATTGGGGTTCCGGCGGCGCCCTCAGCTGGCGTGATAACGCTTACAGAGACTGCGCCTGTTGTTGAAGAATCTATTTTCCCGAATACAATACTTAGAACGGTGCAACACCCCACTAAGGCACACGGATTATTAACTACATGGAGAGCCAAAAACGCAAAAGGTTTCCCAATGTTTACGGCTTTCCCA